TCTGGTCACCAGCTGTTTTTACAGAATGACCAGTTGCAGTTAATATTTCTGGGTCGTGAACTTTAATATAATCCCATAGTACTCGAGCATCAGGCATTTCTTCTAACTCAAGCCAAAAGTCACCATCACCTTTACTATATTTTTTTACAGCGTCCCACATTCTCTTTCTAACTTTCGGGTCTCTGTCATATGCTTCTTCACTGTAGTCGTCATCAATAAGTTCCTTAACACCTCTGATGAAGTCAACAAGAACACCATCCATGTCACAGAATATTTTATAATCTTGTGGACCAGCTTTTTCTTTTTGTCCTTCCGGCTCATATATTTCATCTAACTTCATTTTAGAACCTCAGGAGTTATTTTAATTGGTGTTGATTCGACTTTATCGAATCCATCTTTTAGAATCTTATTTGAGTCAACAGGCTTTCTTCCTGCTGAACGATCAATAGACCAAGTTATATGATACGTGCTTCCATCAGGACGTTCAGACTTACCATTTACGGCAACAACAAGTGCCTCTACACCTTTTCCATCATCCTTGTACCCAACCACTTCAATTGTAGCCGGTTGTTTTGGTTTAGGTGTATCTTTAGGTACACCAAATTTCAATGTGACATGATGTCCAATAAAATCTGGATACTTTGGTGGGAACTTTTTTTGAAGCTCCCTTCGTGACTTGGAATCAAGAACCAATGCTGTATACATTTCGAATAACTCCTCTACTTTCATGTTGACATGCTTACTTTAGTTCTTAGTGAATCAAAACTTAACTCATCACCATCGACAACTATCACAGGTACTGCCCGAACAGGGCGACCAACAACACTTTCAAGGTGTTCTTTTGATACATCTTCACCAACAACTTTATATTCATATTTGGCTTCATTCCCTTTCAAAAAAGCTAATACATTTTTGCAGTTAGGACAAACTGGGGTTCCATAAATCGTAATTTTCATTTTGTTTCCTTATAATTCTAAATCTTTTAATGATGATGCATCAACATCTTGGTTAATATCAGAAACCAAATAGCTTGAAATTTCTGATTCTTGTGGGGCGACTTGTACTTCTTTGCCACTAATCCAATTTTTAGTCCATGGTAATGGATCTGTTGTTGGGTAGTCAAAATCAATATCAAGTCCAATAGTTCTCATACGCTTAACACCTATGTGTTCAATATACTGACAAAGAATTTCTTCATTCAATCCAATCATTGACCCATCTTTGAAAAGGTATTTAGCCCATTCTTTTTCTTGACGTATCGCGTCCATAAACATTTGACGAACTTCGTCTCGTGTTTCTTCTTTTATCTTTTCATATATTGTGTCATCTTTTGGTAGTGTACGGAGCATATACTGTGTCGAACCAAGATGAAGGTTTTCATCGCGACAAATTAATTTAATGATTTTCGCATTACCTTCCAGCTTCTTCTGTTCAGCAAAGTTCCAACTACATGCAAACGAAACATAAAAACGAATACCTTCAAGAATGTTAATACTATTAAGGCAAAGCCATAACGCTTTTTTATGATTATATGAGTTGTAGTTACTTTCACAAGCAATTATACCCGTTTGTTCTGCTGCATATAATATATTCCACTTATGTAATTCATCATAATACTTTGATACATCAGCAGCACAATCAAGAATTTCTGGAATAGAAGTTATCTGATTAAATATTTCTGATGGGTTAGGATAAATGTTTCGTATGATATGAGTATATGAACGACTATGAATAGTTTCATTCGCTCCCCAAGCTTCAATCCAAGCTTCAATTTCTGGCAAAGAAGCAATTGGTAACAATATTAAATTTGGTCCGCGACCTTGAACGCTATCTAACAAAATCTGACGAAACAAATTACTTGTAAAGATATGTTGTTCATGTTCTGTGAGGTCACGAAAGTCTAACTTGTCTTTTGATAAATCAACTTCTTCTGGTCGCCAGAAAAAACTTAACTGTTTTTCAGTAAAATTTTCAAAGGTTGGGTATTTTACTTCCTCGTATCGAGCAATCTCTGGACCACCATTTGGGTCTAAAAACATTTTTGCTTTTAGATGATTGGTGGCATTTGTATTAAAAACTTTTGACATATTATTCTCTCTTATAATTTACATGCAGAACATTCTGATTCATCTTCGAATTCAATTTCACCTGCTCCATCATATGTGTTCTGATAGTATAATGTTTTGAGTCCGAGCTTATAAGCATATACCAAATCCTTAATCAATTCCGACATTGGTACTTGATTACCTTCATAGTTCTCAGGATTGTAATGCGTATTCGTTGATATTGATTGGTCGACATATTTTTGAAAGATTGCTGCGATTTCTAAGTACCCACGAGTGTTCGGCATATCCCAAAGATATTCATATTTGTTTTTCAAGTGATGAATTTCTGGAACAACTTGAGACAATGCTCCATCTTTAGAACCCTTCACTGTCACACAACTACGGGGTGGTTCAATTCCATTCGTAGCATTAATAATTTGTGAGCTTGATTCAACAGGCATCAGTGCCATTGTTGTCGAGTTCCGCATTCCATATTTAAAAATATTTGCACGTAACGTGTTCCAATCCATTTTAAGTTTAGATGTTACTATATCATCAACAGCTTTTTTATATGTATCTACTGGTAGAATACCTTCTGCGTACTTTGTTTCATAAAACCAGGTACAAGAACCTTTTTCTTTCGCTAATTTATTGGATGCTTTAATTAAATAATATGAAAATGCTTCAGCGTATTCGTTTATTATTTCATTCGCTGACCCATCAGAGTATTTCATATTATTCTTTGCAATAAAATATGCAAGGTTACTAATACCGACTCCAAGTGACCGTCTATTCTTTGCTGGGATTTCAGCAGCAATCATCGGATAGTGCTGATAATCAAGTAACTCATCTAAAGCACGAACAGCTAACTCTGCAGGACGTTCCATATCTTCGGGACAAGTTAATGCTCCCATATTAATAGAAGACAATGTACACAAAGCAATCTCTCCATATTCTTCTTGAAACTCTTGGGCATCTCCATGCATTACATGACTCATGTAGTCCCGTAGTCTACTTTTGCTTGTTAATGGAGCTGTTGGTAGAGTAATTTCTACACATAAGTTTGACATACGAACTGGACTTGTTTCTTCTAAGAAGGAGCTGTGCGTATTTGTATGGTCAACGTTTTGTATATAAATGCGGCCAGTGTTATTACGTTCCATCAATACACTTGATATAAGTTCAATTGCTGGGATAACCTTCTTACGAACGCTATAAGCACGTTCATATTTTTCATATAATTCAGCAAACTTTTCTTGATCGTTAAAGAATGCTTCGTATAAATCTGGTACTTCATTAGGACTGAATAATGTAATGTTTTTGCCTTCAATCAATCGTTTGTATAAGTACCCATTAAACTGAACACCATAGTCCATATGGCGAACACGTGTTTCATCCGTTCCTTTATTATTCTTTAATACTACAAGGTCTTCAGCTTCCAAATGCCACAACGGAAAGTAAACGGTCGAAGATGCACCACGAACACCACCTTGTGAACAACTCTTTAAAGCAGCTTGCAAATACTTGTAGAATGGAATGTTGCCTGTATGAAAAACTTCTCCACCTTTTACTGCAGACCCCTTAGCACGAATACGTCCAGCATTAACTCCAATACCTGCACGACGTGAAGCATAATCAACAATAGACGAAGCTGTTTCATTTATGCTATCAAGACTGTCACCAGTTTCAATTAGAACACAAGAACTAAATTGTCTTGTTGGTGTACGGATACCTGCTAATACTGGTGTTGGTAATGTAATTGTAGATTTAGCACCTTTTGATATAGCATCATAATAATCTTTAACATATTGCAATCTTGTTTCTTTTGGGTAGTTAGCAAACAATGTTGCAGCAATAAGAATATATGCCATTTGTGGTGTTTCAAAGTATTGATTCTTTGTTCTATCTTGAACAAGATACTTTCCTCGAAATTGTTCAATTGCAGCATAAGTTAAAAGATTATCACGATTATGCTTAGCAATGTTGTTTAATCTATCCCACTCATCTTCATCATAAAGCGCAAGCAATTCAGAATCATACTTCTTCAACTCAACGTTCTTTTTAACGTGGTCATATAAATGTGGTGGTGTGAATGAATTATATACTTGCTTACGAAGTGTAATATTAACAAGATGCGCAGCAACGAACTGATAATTTGGAGTTTCTTCAGAAATCAAATCTGCTGCTGTCTTAATTAATGTTTCGTGTATTTCTGATGTCTTTATTTTATCATAAAATTGTATGTGAGACTTAATTTCAATCTCGGAGACTGATACTCCATTTATTCCTTCTGTCGCCCAGAAAAGAACTTTGTGTACTTTTTCAAGGTCAAATATTTCTGTTGTGCCATCACGTTTAGTGACAACGATATCGTGGTTTGGAAGCATTCCTGCTTTACTCCTTCTTATTTTTATTATTATCCCAATCGCACTTAAACAATTGAGTGGAATTTATATCGGAAGATTTAACCTTCCATCTTATGGACTGCTATGTTGCAATTCTGTAGAAAGGTAAGGCCTTCTGTGCCTCTGTATTCTTCGGCATAGAAGACCTCACTTATTCCTGATTGAGCTATTAATTTTGCACAATCCATACATGGAGAGCATGTTATGAAAGCGATAGCTCCCTCGCCTGACTCGTGATTTCGGGCCAGTTTCGTAAGGGCATTTGCTTCTGCATGTAATGTTTCGTTCTTTGTGACGTTATTGTTGTCTTCGCAACAATTATCCCATCCTGATGGAGTTCCATTGAATCCAATCGAGATAATTCTATCGTCCTTGACGATTACGCAGCCCACCTGTTTCCGCTTGCAATATGACAATTCAGCATATATGTGGGCGACCCTCATGTGGGCGTTTGCGTATCTTGTTTTCATGAGGTTAATCCTATTTATTATTGTTATCAATGAGCAGATAATATACAACAAACAAAAGGGGTTAGTCAACATATATTTTTTGTTGACCTTTCCCATGTAATTTAGTATGCTTATTATACACAAACACATATTAGAATTCAAGGGTAAACAATGAAAAAATTCTCAAGCATTGAACAGTTTCGACATGTTGTCAAATCCGTACAGTTGTACTTTGAGCGTACAGATCGGCCAACGGAAGTACCAACTCAGCACTTCACAGGTACAGTTAAGCTGCATGGTACGAATGCAGGTATCCGTAGGTCTGCGAGTGGAAAAATACAAGCACAATCTCGTGAACAGATTATCAGCCCAACATGCGACAACTATGGTTTTGCAAAATATGTCGAAGAAATTCCTCATAATGAACTAAACAAACTATTTGACCGCATTACTCCTATTACTGACGCCAATATTACAATATATGGGGAATGGATAGGTAAAGGTATACAGAGTGGTGTTGGTGTTAGCGAATTAGACAAACAATGGGTTATATTTGGTGCTCACGTAAATGATGAATATGTTCCCAATCAGTATTTTTGGCGACTTGATGCATTCAACATCTTTAATATTTTAGATATTGACACTTATCAAATTACCATCGACTTCAAAAATCCTGGTGATGCTATCGAAAAACTTGAACAACTAACTAAAGAAGTTGAGGACCAATGTCCTTGGTCATATTCATTTGGCGTTAAAGGCATAGGTGAAGGAATTGTTTGGACTTGTGACGAACGTCCTGATGATTCTGGATTGTGGTTTAAAACTAAAGGCGACAAGCATTCAGGTAAGAAAAAATCAGGTAAAAAGATTGCAACGATTGACCCACAGAAAGTAGAAAGTATCGAAAAATGTGTCGATATCATTCTTACGGAAGGTCGCCTTGTTCAAGGACTTGAGCATTTGAAAGAAAACCATCTCGACTTTGAAATGAAAAACATGGGCAAATATCTCAAATGGATTGGTCAGGATACACAGAAGGAAGAAATTGATACTGTGGAGGCAAATGACCTTGAGTGGAAGGATGTAGCAAAATTAGTTACGTCACGTGCAAAGAAGTTTTTCATGGACAAATACAATGAGTTCTAAATACATGTATGACTCAAAACGAAAAGGATGCTCTTCTTAATTATCTTGATTTTCAATTACTAACATATGTAGAGAATTTTGAGAGACATGTAGATAGTGACGTAATGCGACAAATGTATGATGATGCGTATGCATTATTGATAGACTTAGATATCACCCTTGATACTCAAATGAAAATGCACCGAGAAATAGGGACTAGAAAAAAGAGTTGACTTTCTTCATCAATTAGATGATAATTAATTTTGGAGTTGCGACATTGTGTTGTAACATGTAGTAACCACCTGAAAAGGGTAATAAAATGGCGTATGAGTCAAAAATAATCAATAGAGACCAGGTTATCAAATACCTGAATCATGCTTTTTCGAAAGCTACCCAACAATTTGGAGCCAAAAATATTATTGGCACTGAATTGCATAACCATCAAGTTAATTATTGTTATCTTATTAACGAAATTAAACTTGGTCCAAGTTATATGGTTCCAAAAGTTATAGCTGAAGCTAATCGGCTAATCGACGGAATAACATTCCACAATAACGTATAATAGTAATATAGTTTCCTCCTATATCGTTGTAGTATAAATATAGGAGGAAACTAATATGCTAATAAACGACATTCTTCACCCAGCCACTACAACTAACGAATTTCACGTGATTGTAGAATATTGTTCTGATTTTATTACTGAATCGGAAGGGTTACCATTGGTTAAAAGTCTTCCAATGACCTACAACGATATACATAAAGTTAAAGTTCGCCTCCACAAAAAGAAGAATGATTTTATAGAAACATTCAATCAAGCGTTTACTAATGAAATAAGAAATCTCCGCCAACGTGCCATCTTTGCTTCAAGTTCTCCTGCAAATATTCAAGTGAATGAGAGTGATGAAATGTTCTACGTGTTCCCAACAAATGGGTACAAGTTCTTTTATAATAAAGAAGTTGCGAATTCAAATGAAGATTATAAGCAAGCGTTCGATACTATACTCGAACAACTTGGTGGGAATAATGATGAAGCAGTTCAAGTTATTGCAGATTTGTTAAAATACACATATACATCAAAAAACCTAATTGAGGGTATACAAAATGAATCAGAGATTATCTTATACAACATCCCATTTTATTACGCTGTTCGGGCTTCAGTATTCCCCGAATATGATGAATTGTTGACATCTTTAATATAAACCTCTATAATATACGATTATACAAAATAAGGAAGAGTTATGTTTTTTCATGCGGTTGATTATTTACTCTACCATTTACAAACAGATTCTGTTTGGTTAAACAGAATCAAGTGGTTTGCTAATATCAATATGTATATTAGTGCAATCATGATATCATTTTCAATAGCTTTTTCAGCATCTGCTTGGGCATTTGTTGGATTTTTTATCGCACACATCATTTGGTTGGTGGCAGCGTTTGCTATGAAAGACAAGCCATTAATGGCATTAAACGGGTTTTTTATCCCATTAGACCTGTATGCTATGGTAATCAGATTCTAACAATAAATATAATAATAATAGGAGACAAACATGTCCGAAGTTCAAGTATACAAATTAATCACTGGTGAAGAAGTAATTTCTAGAATTGGTGAAGAAAAAGAAACTACCATTACATTAGTAAAACCTCGTGTAGTTGCAATTGGTCCAGGTCCTGGTGGACAAATGAGTATTACACTTATTCCTCTACTTGCAAGCAATCCTGACGGTGACCTTGAACTTGAAAAGTCAGCTATCGTCGGTAGACCAAATGGTGAAATCGCCAAAGAACTTGAAGCTGGATATCTTGAACAAACAACAGGGCTTGCATTGGTTTAATTATGGCTATTGTCGTTTATAAGTGTGATGTGTGTGACCGTGAAATAGATATACTCCAAAACTTGAAAGGATTGGAGACGGTCGGGCGGTGCGTAATCACTGATGGTTGCCGAGGTAATCTTTTTGAGATTGCTACACATAAAGATTTTATTCGTGGAACGTTTCCAGATGCCGTTTCTGGATTGTCTGATTGGACACAACGGAAAATATTATATAACCACACACAATCCGTTGCGACTGTTCAATGGAGAGTTGAACACAACCTTGGCGTAAATCCTTCAGTTCAAGTATTTGGTGAAAGACAATCATCTGGAAGTGAAGTTGAGCTTGTGGAGATTGAACCTGATTCAATTGTGATTGAAGATGAAAATATTTTAATATTAAACTTCTCACGAACTGAATCTGGTGTTGCACAATGTATAGCTCGGTCTTCCCGACCTATTATTGATGACTCTCGTGTTGTCGCGACTGTGGCTGATGGTATAGAACCATTCCAACTTACATCAAGTTCAAGATTATCAATTGCGACATTAGATGATTCTACGAATATTGATGTTACACTTTCATTTACAACTCCAAATGGTGATGTAACCGATTTGACATATACAGTTGATGACACACCATCTATTATTTCACCTTGGTCTGACTTTGATAAGGTATTGCTCCATAGCAAATTATACACAGTCAGAAGTTTTGATTTAATTAGTAAAGTCGAATTAACAGACGGAACAATCGTTGATAGTTCTTCTGTGTATATCAAGAATATAAAAACATCATCAGATGTTGCTGCACGAGCTATGACCTCAGAAGAAGTGATAATACTTCTTGCAGATAGTCCGTATGCAATATATGATAAGCTCACAGACCAATTCATTGACCCAACACCAATTGGAATTAACGAAGCTGCATTCTCATTTTATTATGCAAATAGTGAAATATTTGGGTATGATAACCTAATAGAAACCATTTTCCCTCACATACGAGAAGTATAACCGTTGATGGTTTTTCGTTCTTGTTGTATACTACATCCATAACTATAATAAGAAGAATACATTGGATATAAAAAAACAAAAATTATTAACAGAATATTTGATATCATCTGCTGACACATTTGCTTTATGTGCTTCGATCATTCAACCTGAATATTTTGATCCCGAACTCCGTAATACTATTTCTTTTATCAAGAAATATTACGATGAGTATAATTCAACACCAACAGAATCACAAATAGAAGGCGAGACTGGTGTTGAGCTAAAAATACAAGAAGTCACCAAAGATCAAGTTTCATATTGTTCAAATGAAATCGAATCTTTTTGTAAACGAAAAGCTATTGAAAAAGCAATCCTATCATCTCCTGCTTTAATTGATAAAGGAGATTATGGTAAAGTCGAAGAAATAATAAGAGATGCAATAACTGTTTCTCTTAATAGAGATTTGGGATTATTATATTCTGATGATCCTGAAGAGCGATTAAGACGATTAGCAAATACAGAAGAAACAACTTCTACAAATTGGAAAGAGGTTGACGAACTTTTAAATGGTGGTATCGTTCGTAAGCAGATGTTATTATTCTCTGCTAACTCTGGTGGTGGTAAATCTATTGCTATGGCTAACCTTGGATTAAACTTCGCTCAACAAGGATTGAATGTTCTTTATATTTCGCTTGAATTATCAGAAGAGATGGTATCATTACGATACGATAGTATGGTCACAGGTATTTCGGCTGCAGGGTGGCAATATAAGATTAGTGAAATTGCTACAAAGGTTGAATCAGCTATACAAAATATGGGCGAAATCACTATTAAGTATATGAACGCTGGGTCCAATTCGAATGATATAAGAGCATACTTAAAAGAATTTGAACTAACATATGGATATACTCCAGATGCAATTATTGTTGATTACCTTGACTTGATGGGTACAAATGAATTCATATCAGCTGATAATGTGTTCGAGAAAGATAAAGCGGCTGCAGAACAATTACGTAATATTGCAAATGATTATAACGCATTTATGATTACAGCAGCTCAACAAAATAGGACTGCGGTCGGACAAACAGATTTGAACCATAGCCACATTGCAGGTGGCATAAGTAAAATTAACACAACAGATGTATACATTTCCATTATAATGAATGATGCGATGAGAGCAAATGGGGAAATTGCATTTATGTTCCTTAAAACACGATCAAGTGATGGTGTGGGTAAAACAATATATCTAAAATGGGATGGGTCATCATTGAGAATTACAGACCCTGATGGTGGAGGACATACAACTCCATTAAACTTAAAGAGCCCAAAAGCAAAAAATGGTAGTGAAGATTTTTTAAATCAACCAAGTGGCAAAGGGTTAATTGACCTTATGCAAATTTAGTTGACATAAATACAGAATACATATATAATACAAATATAAAATAGGAGAATAGAATGAAAGTAGAAGCAATTTCAATTATTAACGTTGATGAAGTACCTTATGCAGTAAGCGATATGTCGGAAGATGTAAAACGTTTAGTTGAATTTTACAATGAGTGGCGTCAAAAAGAATCAGATATCAAATCTGAATTAATGTTGGTTCAAGCTGGACAACGTGACCTTTCTCGTGAAATCATCACTACAATTCGCAGAGAGAAAGAAGCGGCAGAAGTGGCAAAGGCTGCAGTAGAAGCGGCAAAGGCTGAAGCGACAGCAGCAAATGATGCAGCTGATGCTACAGAAGGTGAAATTGTCGATGCTTAAAGAAGGTGAAATTCAAAACATACGGTACACAAAAGCAAATGCTGATAGTGGAACTATGGACAGATTTGAAGTCACTGAACGTGTCATCATTCCAACATTCATTCCAAAACCTAACATAAAAGCAATTGATGTGACTGATCTTTCAGAAGAAGATCGTATTCAATTACAAGATATGTTAAAAGAGTATAACCAATATGTGAAAGACTGCTCAAAAACAACATTTTCATTTGATAAATGGGCTGAACATTCAAAGAATACAGATATTAGTAATGTGAAATATCGTACATTCAAACTTGATAGTACCGAAATTCTATAAATCCCCACATTTTGTCTCAAATAAACCCAGTTATCGTAAGATGCTGGGTTCCTTTTTGTCTGCCATAAATACATTACACAACCAAACACGAAATTCGTGCATTGTATGCGTTACCACTATAAATACATAAGATGCTGAAATAGGAAAATAATTATGTCATTATTGCGAACATTAATCAAAGAAGAAGCTGCGGAAGGTGCTACAAGTGCTGGCGATATCGCTGGAGTCCGTAGTCCGTTGGGATCTGAACCTACCGAAAAAGTAAAAGTGAATAAAAAGAAGAAGAAAAAGAAACATTCTCTACTCAAACGAATGACAGTTGGTGAAGGTGTTGAAGATAAATTTGATTCAGCAGATGTTATTTCTAAATTAAAATCCGCTGAAAAAAGTGCTTCTGTTGAAAATGATACCGTATCATTTGGTCTTGAAGATGAAAATGGTGAAATGGTTAAAGTATATGTAAAAGCTGACCAAGCTGAAGAATTTGAAAAAGCTCTTGAAACTGCTCTCGCAGGTAAAGATGATGACGATGACGATGAAAATTCAACATTTGAAATTGCTGAAGTTCTATTCGATTTAAAAGATAAGTTTGATATAATTGATGTTGAATGGGGTGCAATTCCAGAAGACGAAGAAGAGAATCAAGAAGTAGAAGGTGAAGGCGATGAACTTGGTTTAGGCGATGAAGAAGGTGATCTCGGTGATGAAGAAGGTGATCTCGGTGATGAAGAAATGGTCGCTGATGAAATGGGTGATGAAGAAGATGCTAAGACGGCATTAACTCAAGTTATTGATATGATGAAAGCGGATGCGGAAGCTAAGAAAGCTGAGGCAGATGCTAAGAAAGCTGAGGCAGATGCCAAGTCTGCAGAATATGCTGCTAAGGCGGCCGGTGAAAAAGTTAAGCAGGAAGAAGAAATTCTTGATATGGAGACATATAACAAAGACAAGGCTACTGCAGATAAAGAGGCAAAGAAACTTGCTCAACTCGCAAAATACAAACACGATTTATCATCTGATAGCGTAAGCGAAGAAGAACCAGCCCTTCCAGAAGAAGAGGAAGAAATGGGTAAGGAAACTTTAACAGTAGATGAATTAACAGATTTATTAAGACGACGACTTCAAGCAAATTAAGGGGATTTAAAATGGCGAAGGAAAGATTAAGCAGAAGCGATAGTGGAATAGATGCACTTGTTCGAGCTTTTATGAAAGATGGAATGGGACTAACCCCAAAGACTATTAGTCTTATGATGAAACGTATAGTTGATAGTGGTGAGTTTGCAGATATGAAAAACCACATAAGAAATTTGAGTGGGAGTACACACAAACGAATTAATCAAGCTATTGATATGGCAGAAGAAGATGCTGCAAAAAATAAATCAAAATCCAAGCGTAGAGAAGAACCAGAAAAAGAAGAAGGGGCTGAGCCAGAAGATGAAAAGAAACCTGAAGAAAAGAAAGAAGTTAAAGAAGGTAAATTGACCTTTATGAATCATCTTCTAAATGAAGTTGGGACCGCTGCAGGAAATGAACCAGCTGCTGTAACGATGGATGTAAATCCTGAAGACCTTCGTGATCCTGTTAAGAAGAGAGAAGCAATGTTACAACAAAGAAAAACGAAGAGCAAGCCTCAACAAGAACGAGCGATTCGCGAAAAAATCAAAGAACTTCAAGACAAGCTTAAAGCATTACGTTCTGGTGGCGACATGGGAGGTATGTAATGTTTCTTGATGAAATTTTATATGAATGTGAAGTGATTTATACTGATGAAGAGGGTAATACTCTCAATGAAGCTGCACTGAGACAGTTTAAACGTTTTGGGTCAGTAATTAAACGACAATACCGTTGCACTTCTGGACCAAAAAAAGGTAAGATAGTAGCTTCTCCACAATCTTGTAGCCAACGTAAAGACCCACGTAAAGTCCGTCACGGTAAAAAAGTTGCAAGGACGAAGAAAGGAATACGGGTTCGTAAGACAGCGATTGCTAAAAGAAAGTCAATTTCTAAAATGGTTACAAAAATGAACCAAAGATTATCTGGTAAACGACCAGTGGCGACAAAATAAGCGGCTAAATAAAACTTAATAAATATATGTATGACATTCAATCACACAAACATTCCACAATTCAACGAACTTGATGCTAAAATTGTCAATGGGAAGCGTTATTATACGACTCCCACTGGCAAGAAGTATCCATCCATAACAACAATCCTTAGCTCCAAACCAAAACCATATCTTGAAGCATGGCGACAATCTCTTGGTGTGGCCAAAGCTGATAAAGAAACAAAACGATGTGCTGATAGAGGGACTGTAGTTCATCTTTTAGCTGAAAAATATCTAAACAATGAAGAAAATTTCACGAAAGGTGAAAAAGTTGAAAATGTTCGTTTGTTTAATCAAATCAAGCTTCGCCTCAATAAAATCAATAATATCCGCGCTCAAGAAGTACCACTTTATAGTGATAGATTAGAGATTGCTGGTCGTGTTGATTGCGTGGGAGAATATGACGGTACGCTTTCTATCATTGATTTTAAGACGTCCAACAATAACAAGACAGCAGATATGATTGAAGATTATTTCATTCAATGTACTGCGTATGCTATTATGTATCATGAATTATTTGGTGAGGCTATTGAAGATATTGTTGTAATAATTGCAGTCGAGAAGGGAATGATGCCAATGGTGTATAGGCGCAAAATTGATGATTATATTGCACCGTTGTTGGAACGTATAAATACATTCCAGAAGGAGAACTCTTAATGAAATTTGACAACCTACAAGACCTCAAATCACAGTTTACAAAAGGTAAATTAAAATCTTTGCCTAATGAACTTTCTGTTGAAGATATCAAGTATAAACTATCAAGCGGTACTACTGATAAATTTGAAGATATAATCAACGATAACAAAAAAGCTATGTTGGTTTACAGCCTTGACCCAAATAAAGAAAATAAAGAAAAGTATGATGAAAAACATACAAGTGCTGATGATACATCAAGTTTTCAGGACCGTTTAGTTTTTGTTTGGGCTATGACTCGTCTTACGATTCGTCCTGTTGAAGTTAAATTTGTTTCTAAAGGCCGAATGGGAATGGTTATGGTTCGTGAAGCAAACGACCAAAATGTTATTGGTGACGTTGTAGATGTTCGGTTTACATCTATGCCACAAAGTGTTACTCTTAAAGGTAAAGTTGATACTGGTGCTCTTATGAGTTCATTACACGCTGATAAATTTGACATAAATGAAAAAACAAACACTGTAAGTTTCTTATCAAAAGTACTTTCTCCAAATATTATTTCATTACCGCTCCAAGATAAGCAAGCAGTTAAGTCTGCCGATGGTGGTACAGAGTATCGTCCTGTTATTGCTCTTAATCTTGAAATTAATGGAAAGCTTCTGCAAGATGTTTTAATTAACTTAAATGATAGAAATAATATGGACCACAAATTATTGATTGGTCAAAATATTTTAGAGAAAGGTAAATTCTTAATTGACCCATCCATTCAAGAAGGGGAAGAAGTTATTGATTGGGATATGCTTCAAGAAGAATTTAAAGATATAGTAGTTGAAGAAAAAATTGAGATGTGGGATATGGAAGAAATCTTACAAAGCTTTTCTGATGCTGTTGAATATAATAGAAATAAAGAATAACACATAGGAACCACATATGGCCAACAAATCTCCGTTTTTTATTAAACAAGAATTCCTCTCACCACTTCTTTGTGAAGATTTGGTTGATATGCTTGATTTAACTGTTCCTGATACAAACACCGAAGAACATCCAATAAGAACTATCCGCATGCACGAACGTGCTGAATTAAATGTATTCAATTATCTTGAAGAAATCGTTCCCGAAATTGAAGAATACTTTAGAATAGATTATCGTGGTACTGAACAAATGGTATTTGAATGGTATGCTTCTGGTTGTAATGGATACGAACCGCATTGTGAAAATAGTAACTATATTCGTAAACAATGGTTACGTACAAAAGACCGTGACTTAACTGGTGTCATATTTTTAAGTGATTATCAAGAACGAATTCCTTTTGATGATGATTTTGAAGCGTATGGTGGTAAGTTAGAATTTGCACAACACGGATTTGGATTTAATCCACAAAGAGGGACAATGATTATCTTCCCAAGTGACCCTCATTTCATTAATAACACTACTCCTGTATTGGCTGGCGATTTGTACCAAGTACGATTCCATATTGCGGCTCAATCTCCTTTTCTATATGACCCCACCGCATTTCCTGGCGATTATCGCGTGTGGTTAGAGCAATTCGCGTAACAAATAACCGTTGACTTTTGCGTTACCCTATGGTATAATATAACCTATTATGTGGGTAACTTTTTCTTATTAAACGGAGTAATACAATGACACACAAGCAAGTAAAAAACATATCAAATGGAAAATGGTGGCAGCGAGTCATTGAACACGTTGAATCTTATCCAGCGATTCAATTAATTTGTCACACATTTATGGTTATTGCTATTTGCATAACTGTTATTGTACTGGGATTTGTAGCGACTGATTGGAAAGAGTCAAGTGTTAAGATTGAAATCAAACAAGCTGAATTACAAAAAGAAATAGAGATTGCTAAAATTACTGCTGATGCTAAAAAATCCGAAACAGAAGCAAGGCGACAAGAAGCATTGGCTGCACAAAATCCATATGCAGTAGCTGCGCGTGCAAGAAAAGAAAATAACCTTACACTAACCATCAATGCAAAGGGATATGAAGTTGGTCAATCAGATGCTGAAACTGAAATCAATCTTCAACCAGTAAAAGTCAATGGTAGAAAATATGACCATCAACAACGCAATCTCTTAACGCTTGCTTGGCATATTGGTAAAGAGGTAGGATATCCAGAAACAGTTCAATCTATTTTACTGCAAGAAACATTAGCGGGTAAACTTGGTAACCGAATTGGTGATACCGTTTTACCAACAATGAAAAGGTCGTATGGTGTAATGCAAGTTAAGGCAGGTACTGCACGACAAGTGTTACGACTGAACCCCGATCTGCGCAAAAAATATTTTCCACAATTTAAATCAGAAAAGAAAATACGTGATGAAGAAATCATTATCCAATTAATTCAAGATGATGTATTCACTATTAAGGTCGCTGCATTATACTTTGCACATCAACGCAGATTTGCAAAAAGTTGGTCAGTAGCTGTCGTCGCGTACAATCAAGGTCTTGGTGGAGCTCGTCACTTGACAGCACCAAAAGAACACAAGTATTACCGCAAAATTGTTCAACGTTTAATTAAAGAAGTTCGTCCATTTAACAAAAGTGTTGGGTTATCAATACCCACAAAAGAATAATGTTGTGCTTCAGATTATATTTGTGTATAATCTGAAGCTTAAACAAATAAAATAATAACAATAAGGAGAAAATCCAATGACCGATCACGTAAATGTCCCTAGTGACCCAGCCGAACGCCAAAAACTAAAATCATTTCTTGCAGAGATGACACATTGTATGCAACGAGCAGACGATGAAAGAGAATCAATGAAAGAAATTGCTGAAGAAGCATATAACCAATTTAATATTCCTAAAAAGATTGTTAACAAACTTGCACGTACAATGTACAAACGCAATTATGCTGACCTTCAAGCTGAAAATGAAGACTTTGAATTTCTTTATGAAGCTCTTGTGGAAGGTAAATCTTCATCAGAGGCAGCTTAATTATGAGTACAATTCGCCCGCTATACGACCGTATAGCATTTATACGAGATGACGTTAAAGAAGTTTCCGAAGGTGGAATATTAGTGCCTGGTGGAGTTGATGAGGAACCTGATTTCGGAACTGTTATCGCTGTTGGAACAGGTGCATGTTTGCCAGATGGAACTATTCGTCCAATGACTGTTAAACCTGGTGATAGAATTATAGTATCAAAAGGTACAGGTTCTGAAGTTGATTTAGATGGACAGAAAATTGTTATCGTATCAGAACCTGAAATCGTTGGAGTGATGTCTTGAGTTACATCTCTGCTAAACGAGATAGAGATGATGTAATAGTATGGGAGAGAACGGATGAAGGACGAATTGAAAAGACCTACCGTGCTCCCTATTATTTCTATACAAAAGATAAAGATGGTGATGAGAGTAGCATATTTGGTGATAATCTAACCAGACACGACTTTAGAACAAGCAAAGAATTTAATTATACTCGTTCCGAATTCAAAAGTTCAGGCATTGAAATGTTTGAATCAGATATTTTACCTGAAATCCGAGTATTATCTGAACATTATTACAACAAGCCTGCCCCAAAGCTCAATATAACGTTTCTTGATATTGAAGTAGATTATGATATCAAGATTGGTTTCAGTACTATAGCTAATCCATACGCTCCAATTAACGCTATAGCGATATATCATACACACCAAGATCGCACGGTTGTATATTGTGTGCCACCTGATGACTCTTGGACTGACCCAAGTCAATTTGATCAAGAACTTCACGACTTAGCAGAAATTGTTTTCTGTAAAGATGAAAAAGAATTATTACTATACATTATTGCTGAAATAGAAGATAGTGATGTTTTGTGTGGTTGGAATAGTGACTTCTTTGATATGCCATACATAGCCAAACGTATTGAACGAGTGTTAGGAAAAAAGTATTTTAGAATGTTATCATTTCCAAATGCTGGGAATCCAAAATACCGTGAAGTTGAAAAATACGGAAAGATTATGGAGACGCTTGATCTACAAGGCCGAATTAGTATTGATTATCTTAACTTGGTTCAAAAATATGAAATGGGTGGCCGTTCATCATATAAATTAGAAGCCGTTGCAGATGACGTTCTTCCCGAATTGCCAAAGTTACATTATGAAGGAACTCTTCATAGCTTATACCGTAACGACTTCCAACATTTTATTCGGTACAACATCCGAGATACAGAAATCCTAAAAGGATTTGAAGAACGTCTTGGGTACGTAGCACTTGCAAATGATATGTGTCATATCTCTTGTGGTTTATTTAAACACGTTGGTGGTACATTAAAATTAGCTGAACTTGCTATTAACAACTACTGTCACCACGAACTTAATATGAGAGTTCCAAATGTAAAAATCCCTGAAAGCAGTGATTCTATACAAGGTGCATATGTATTAAAACCTAAAGTTGGACTACACGAATGGGTTGGGTCTATTGATATTAACTCACTATATCCATCTGCAATTCGTTCAATCAATATCAGTCCTGAAACATTAATTGGACAGTTTCCAGATAACGTTCGTGCTGCTGAAGAAATAGCAAAGGGGTCAATGGTATCTCTTATGTTTGAATACGATAACGGAAAGACAGAAGAGTATAATGCTGATGATTGGCGTGAAGTATTAAAAGAACGCAAGTGGGCTATGAGCGGATACGGTACTGTATTTAATCAAGAAACAAAAGGGATTATTCCAGCAATTCTTGAAAACTGGTATGCAACTCGTAAAGAGTATCAGAAGATGAAAGCACAAGCATTGGATGATGGTGATAAAGAAAAAGCAGCATATTATGATAGACTCCAATATGTTTATAAGATTAAACTTAATAGTCTCTATGGTGCGTTGAATAACCAATATTTCCGTTTTTATGATTTACGAATGGGTGAAAGTACAACTGGTACAGGACGAATGATTCTTGTTCATCAGTGTGCTAAAACTAATGAACTAATGACAGGTGAATATGACCAATTCGGTGATGCAATTGTATATGGTGATACAGATTCAACATACTTTGCAACATCTGCTAAAGATGCAAGAGAGGCGATTCTAATTGCTGATAGAGTAGGTGAACTTGTTAGTGATTCATTCCAAGAATTTATGCAAGAAACATTCTTATGTACTCCTGGTTTTGATGACATTATTAAAGCTGGACGAGAAATAGTTTCCGATAGAGGTATTTTTGTTGATAAGAAACGATACATTCTTCACGTTATTGATAATGAAGGTGAAACAGTTGATAAATTAAAAGTGATGGGTGTTGATACAAAGAAAACAACATTACCACCTGATGTATCTAAAAGGTTGAATTCTTTCATTGAACGATTCCTTAAAGGTGAAGATTGGGATGTAATTGCTACAGATATTGTTGATTATAAAGACGAGTTGGAAAATGCTGAAGATGTAATGACAATTGGTTTACCAAAAGGCGTAAAAGGCGTTGAAGAATATACTCAAAATATGAAAGTATATGGTGAAGGTACAAGATTACCAGGACACGTTGCAGCAAGTATTCATTATAATAGATGCCTTGAAGAATATGATGACAAAGAAAGTATGCCAATTTCTTCTGGTATGAAAATTAAGGTATTTTATTTGAAACAAAAGGTTGGACGATTCAAAAGTATTGCGTTACCAACAGATACAGAAATCGTTCCACAATGGTTCTTGAATGATTTCCCTATTGATAAAGATGCTCACATTGAACGATTGGTTGATAAACCTCTTGGTAATATAATAAAAGCCATCGGTAAAGATGTACCCTCAAAGCAGAGCATGGTAGTTGATTCTTTACTTGACTTCTAGTATAATAAAGAAAAATAATAATAAAGGATAATAAAAATGAAAGTAGACGTAGATACTATTGCTTATATTCAAAAAGTAGTAAAAACAGCACAAATGGTTGGGATTGATAATGTAATTATTGAACCTGAACTTACTCGTGCTATAGATGATGATAAAACGGTTGTATTATTTCAAAATGAAAATGTACCCGATATGCCATTTGGTTCAATTGGATTAAATCGTATTGGGGTATTCATGTCTCGTTTAGATATTGCAAAAACACAAGATGGTTTTTCAATTGAATCTGATAGTCCAGAGGGTAGTGAGTTTGTTCGTTCATTAACAATGAAGGCAAAGGGTGTAAAAATTGACTATCGCTGTGCAAATCCATCAACTATTCAAGCACCTCGTCAAATCAATGATGTATTAAAACATCGCGTCCCATTGAATGCTGAAGCAGTTGTACTGTTACAAAAAGGACAGTCTGCTATGAGTGCAGATATAGTTACAATAGTAAGTAATAAGAGTGGTGTGTCTTTTGAAATTGTTGATATTAATAATGATATCTTTTCACATACATTCACAACAGAAGTTGAAAATTTGACAGACGATACTGATATCAATTTTGCTCATCGTTACCCAATTAAAACATTGCTTCCATTATTTAAGCAGAATGCAGATGGTTTCTTTGAGGTAGGACAAAAAGGAATATTGAGTATTTCCGTACAAGGATTAAACTTGTTCGTATTACCACAGGTATAATATTATGAAGTTACGTTGGTGGAAAACTGCTGAAGAAATTCGCAATGAGGTTCTTGCTCAAGTTCGTAAAGAACGTGAAGAAGAACGTATCGTTGAACAAAAACGAATAGAAGAGCAAAAGGCTGAAGAAGAAAAAATTGCCGAAGAAAAGGCTAAAGAACCTTGGGTTGACATTAGAGGTATTATGGAAGACCCAAAACACGGCATTAAAGTTGATTTGGATTGGAATGAGGCTTTCGTTGACTATCTTCGTGAAAATGGTATTACAGGGGCGGATGATGAAATCGTTGTTCAAAAGTGGATAACATTGTTATACCGAGACTTAATAGAACAACAACAAGGTAAGAATGGAGCTGATAATGGACTCGTCTAAAAAATATATTCTTTTTGATATAAGTAATTTGTTATATCGTGCTTTCTTTGCCAATAAACAACAAGATGATGAAACGACTGCTGGTCTTGCTCATCATATAGCGTTAACAACCTTAAACAAATACTATAAAGCATTCCAACCACATAAGGTAATTATGGCTTATGATAGAAGTAGTTGGAGAAAGGAATATACAGCAAGCGAAGAGTGTCTTTCTGGTAAGCCATATAAAGGCAATCGTCGTCAAAGTATGACACCAAAAGAAAAAGAGAAGTTTGAAGCATTTCTTCAACATTTACATGAATTTGAAGAGTTAATGCGTGTTCATTCAAGCGTTGTATGTTTAGCTGGTGATGGACTTGAAGCAGATGACCTTATTGCTGGTTTTTGTCAAAAACATCCAGATGATGAAATTATTGTCGTAAGTGGAGATAAAGATATGATTCAACTTCTTCGTCACGATGGTGTTCGTCTTGTTGACCCAGCAACTGGTAAAGATAGAACTCTTGAAGAATGGAACGGTGATGCTGACTTGTTTATGTTTGAAAAATGTCTTCGTGGTGATGCTGGTGATAATGTTGGTAGTGCATATCCTCGCATACGCAAAACTAAAATATTAAAAGCCTATGAAGATTCGTTTGAACGTGTTAATGTAATGAATGATACGTGGACAGACCAAAACGGTAAAGAACACGTAGTTCGTCATTTGTTCGCTGAAAATAAATTATTAATGGATTTAACAGCGCAACCAAATTGTATACGCCGCCAGATGGATGAAGTGATTGACCACGAAATGGCCGATCCTGGAACATTTAGTTATTTTCATTTCATGCGCTTTTTAGGCAAATATGACATGAAAAAAATATCCCAGAATCTTGACCAATATGTTCCTATGCTGAGTAGGTAATTATTCCTCCTCAGTTTTTTCTTTCTTTTTACCGAACCAAGGTAATAGTGGCTTCGTCCAATCTTTACCTGAACTTGAATATAAACCGATTACAACAGCAGCCATACTAACGATTGCAGTAACCAATGTCGCTTGTTGTGTACTTGGTCCAACAACGCCTGTAATGTCACACACCACTTGTGTGGCAAGCAATTGACAATTGGTTTTTGTCACAATGACATCAATTCCTGTATACCAGACCCAAGTTTTCCATGTTAAAAATCCATAAGCAATTACCATTAAACGTGGAACAATTCGCCATGCATCTACTGTTTCTGCAACCGCATTTGACCATTTTCTAAATCCATTTACATCCATACTATTCTCCTTGTTCTTTAATATTTATAAATATACACATAATTTGAGGAATAAAGATATGCCAGCAGTAGCCCGTATAGCAGACCCAGTTTCATGTGGTGATATAATAGATCAAGGAAGCGGAAACGTTTTCTCTAATGGTATGCCTGTCACTCGTGTTGGCCCTGATAACACTGTCGGGCATTGGATTGGAAGATGTTACTGGCCACCTACTCCCATATCAGAAGGCTCTCCTAACGTATTTGTTAATAATTCGCCAATGGCACGTGTAGACGATCCAATTGTTACTCATTGTTGTGGTCGTTCTTGTCATGATAATCCAATAGCAAATGGTTCTCCTGACGTATTCGCTAACTAATGAGCTGCCAACCTCCATACGATTATAGACCAATAGCGGCACCTGTCGCTTTCTGTTCTGCACCTGTTTTTATTGAACATCGCTCTCGTCTATTCACTGGTGGGAGTTATTTTAGGAGCATTGAACAAGGTCCTCTCTTGAATAATATTTCTATCCAATCTTCATATATTGGATCAGATGTATTTCGTTTAACGGTTAGATATTATGCTGTACTAAGTGAAGCTGCTACCGATACAGAAACGTATGATTTTATACAAACTTCTGCAGGCTCACCATTAGAGTGTGATGTTGGTGGAATAGATACTTTACGTTTTCTTGTTAATCGTGATAGCCAGTATATTGAAATGTATACTCGTGGAGCCGATACTGAATTCGATATAGAAGGTGAGGATAGCATCTGTCTAGACACTTTCACAGAAACGTTTATGTCTGGTGGGTCTGGTGGACCACAAGATGGTTCAATTATAGCAAACATTAACACTGGGCCTGAACGTACAATAATTATAATTAATTCAACAGAACGGGCTGATGGAACCCCAACCGATCCTCCTGTAGAAAGAAAAATTCAACAATGGGATGGAAGTGAATGGGTAACTTATCAAAATCTTGTTCCTGGTGCTTGCCCAGCAACCACGTTGATTGGTGTTGATCAAGCAGGAAATTTCCCTCCAGTATTTGCTCAAGATATTCTTGATCAAGCAAACTTTGAAACAGACGTTATTTCTTTGTCATCTGTAGCTTCTGATCCAGATGGAAATGTTATTTCTTATAGTGCTGACGGTTTGCCATCAGGAGTAACGATTGATATCAATACAGGATTAATATCAGGAACAGTTGATGCTGGTGCTGCTGTAAGTAGTCCGTATAGCGTTACAGTAACTGCAAATGATGGAAGGGGTGGAGTCGTTACTGATGATTTTATTTGGACTGTTGTAATTGCATATGAACTCATAACTTCGTTTACTCATCCTGATCTAACTGCTGCATGGACTATGGATAATATTTCTGGATCAACACTTATCGATGAATCACCAAATGGATATGATTCAGTAATTACAGGAGCTACCCCAGTTTCAGGAATAATTGACCAAGCATTAGATTTTAGCAGTACGAGTACATATATTACTCATACGCTACCTACATTTGGAACTAATGATTTTTCAATATCATTATGGTATAATCCTGATACATTCACATTATATAATCATTTATTAACAGATGCGGTCGACCAAGATAATTTTGCTTTTAAGATTGGTACTACTGGATTTAATCAGGTACCTTACTTCTTTACAAGTCCATCGGGCACTCTGGCCTATTCATCTTCATTAACTGGGGCTAATTGGTATCATATAGTATTAATGAGAAGTGGAACAGACATTTATATTTCTGTAAATGGTGTAACAGAATTAGTTGGGACTGGATTTACTTATGATTTAACTACTACATCATTCTATACTGGCATCGGTGGGAATGTTCCATCAGAAGCATCTGATGGTCAACAAGACCAAATGAGAATATTTGATAGAGTATTAACTCAAAGTGAAATAATTGAGTTATATGATGAAGGTTCAGTATATTATAATGTTGTCATCGTCGATGATATACCTGTATCGTATTGGAGGCTTGGTGAAAGTTCATCTCATTTAGCGGTTGATGAGATTGGAACCATTGACGGTATATACCACACTGGTGATTTTGGTAAAATAGGTAAAGGAGCTGTGTTCAATGGTTCCGATTCAAAAATTGATTTTAGTTTCGTTACAGGATTTCCAACTACAGATGTAACAGTTAGCTTTTGGGCCAAATACACAACCAACACTGAAAAAAGTTCTATTATATTTGCTTCACCAGATGAGACACCATTAAATCGCTTCAATATTCATTTCACTTGGAGTGATGGAAGAATATTTTGGGATTGGGGAGACATTCTTGTTGGTGGAAGATTGATTCTAATATCTGACGCTGGATGGTTAAATGTTATGGCTCATTGGACATTTATAGCAGAGAGTGGAGTTGGTATGAGGATATATCGTAATGGTACTCTTGTTGCTAGTAACGCAACAACATCTACATTTGCAGTGGGAACAAAAACAATCAGTCTTGGATATTATAATAATCCTGTAACATATTGGAATGGTGATATAGATGAACTTGGTATATGGAACCGATCTCTCACTGATCCAGAAATAGCAGAATTATATAATAGTGATAATGGAATATCACACCCATTTGGTACAGGTACTACCCTACTTAGTGGGTTATATTCATATCATAATTTTGAAGATAATTCAAATGATTTGGTGGGTTCATTAAATGGATTAGACTACAATATATTATATGATGGACTCAATATGGGCCAAACTGGATTAATTTTATTTGATTCCGATACAGCTGTGGCATTTGATGGAACTACCCAATATGTATCAACAGGATACAAGTATGATTTTATTCAACAGACAGGAATATTTACTATAGAAGTATGGATACAATTAACTGATTATACTCTGAATACAGTTCAGATTATTGCAGGTACTGAATTTGCATCAGCTGGACATGGGTGGACTATATGGTATGAAAATAGAACAGGGGCGGGATCACATGCTATTGCCTTTTTAATAGCTAAAGGAACGGAAGGTACTTATGGAATAGTTGCCTTTTCAAATGATGAAGCAGTCACAGATAATCTACCACATCATGTTGTTGTTACTGGAAGTGGATCAGCAGTAACAATGTATGTAGATGGGATACAAGTAGGTGATCCAGATTCATATGTAGGACTTTCTAGTTCATCATCTGCAGCTAATGCATGGATCGCTGGAACATCTAGTGGTGCAGGCCTTAAATTTGATGGTATACTAGATGAAGCTGCAATATACGATTATCAATTATCTCTAACTCAAATTCACGACCACTACATTGCTGCTGGTTATACAATATCACGACCATATTATAATGCTATTACTGCAGATGCTCCTATTGCATATTGGAGATTGGGTGAAAGTTCTGGAATAGTTGCTATTGATGAAATAGGTACATATAATGGTACATATGGAGGAGATGTAAGTGTAGGACAGACCAGTCTCATACCAACAGAAAATGATCAGTCAATATTATTTAATGGTAGTTCAGGAGCTGTTAATGGAACAGGTGTACCACTAGGGGACAACCCAACAACTTTTTCAATTGAAGTAATAGTTAAAATAATTGCTGACAATACAGGAACTAGCAGTCAGTTTATATATGATCAACGAGATGAAACTATCGGAGAACATAGTATTGCATTCTTGTATAGAGAGTCTACGGGAAAATTTGCTATTAATAAATCACCTTCAACAGGAAATGAATTTAATTCAAACTTGTCTGTGACCTTAGGTCAGATTTACCATTTAGTTTATATAGAGGATGGAATTAACCGATATCTATACATTAATGGAGTACTTGATAATAGCGATGCTTTAGCTGAAGTATATACAGGTGTTGCCACAACTGGTTGGTCGATAGGTCAATTGGCTTGGAGTACTGCTAGTGGTGCAACATTTAATGGTGTTATAGATGATATGTCTTTATATGATTATGCATTAACACCTGCACAAGTAATCAATCACTATGATGCTACTGGTTATGAAAATATAATTGCATTCAATCATCCAAATCTTGTTGCTGGATGGACAATGGATAATATTTCTGGATCAACACTTGTAGATGAATCTCCAAATGGAAACGATTCAATAATTACAGGTGCAACACAAACATCAGGTCTAATAGGACAAGCATTAGACTTTAGCAGTACGAGTACATATATTACTCATACATTACCTGCTTTTGGTACTAACGATTTTGCTATATCAATGTGGTACAATCCAGATACATTTACATTCTATTCACACTTATTAACAGCTACGACTGGTCAAAGTGATTTTGCCTTTAAAATTGGGGATAGTGCATTTTCAGGTAAACCATATTTCTACACACTTGCATCGGGTTCAAAGGTTTACTCTACAGGATTAACTGCTGGTAGCTGGCAGCATATTGTATTAATGCGAGAAGGGACAAACATTTATATTTCTATAAACGGTGACACTGAATTAGTCGGAACTGGATTTACTAATAATTTAACGACTACATCATTCTATACTGGTATAGGGCAAGGTATTGAACATTTGGATGGACAAGCAGATCAAATGAGAGTATTTGATAGAGCCTTAACACAAAATGAAATTGATGCATTATATAATGGAGGTGCTGGTGCATAATTTTACCCTATTATTTTAATTGGTAACCCCTCAAAAATACAGTCTAAATATTATTAAACCAAATTATAACCGTTTAATAGGAGAACGAAAAAATGGCAAAATCAAAATATCCACATATTGAATGGATCGATTTAAACAACGATGGCACACTTACAGAAGTGGCTGTGATGAGACGTGATGGGCTCGGAAATATGTACTTTGTACGACTTGATAATCTTGATGAAATTGATAAGAAACGTCTATTTAAAATTGTTACAAACCGTAACGCTGAATTATATGAGTTATGGGATTTGATGAGCAATGTAACACTTGGAAACGGTGTTAATGCTCTTACATATTTCCATCAGCTTGTCAAAGTTAGAACACCTGCTGGTAAAGTTATGACACCAACATCTGGTGTGATTGGTGCTCCTGCTGCTCCAAAAGCAGCTCCTGCAGCTCCTGCAGAACCTACACCCCCTGCTGAGTAATATATCCCAACAATAAAAAAGGTGGCTTAAGCCACCTTTTTTATTTCTTTTCTACATTATTACTTATTATGCTGTTCTAGCAACAGATACCGTAAGTGTATATGTAATCGTCAATGTTCTATTTGCACTTTTAAGTACTGGGCTGAAAATGATATGTGTTAACAATCTTTCACGTTCAGTTGTAGAATTGACTGGGTCATTTTGAATACCAGCATCAACACCATCAACAGCTGTTTGTAAAACACCACCAGTAGGTGTGTTTACTGAAGCAATCATGTCAGCTCCACCACCTGTACCTGCAGCAAGTAAAACAGATGATGTTGCACCAGTAGTATCACTTGTAGCTTTCAAGAAGCCAAATGTTTGAGTACCAATTGGAATTGAAGAGAAGCTTCCTGAATTATCAGTAATGGTTAATGTTCCACCAGTAAAAGATGGAGTTCCCCAAGCAACGGCACCAGTATTAATAGCTTCACAAATATCACCGTAAAGAATTTCACTACTTGGACCAGAACCACCAGCAACTGGTGTGGTAAAGTTAATTTGTTGAAGTGTGCCACCATCAATTGTAACATCAAGAGAATATGCTGTATTAGCTAAAAGTCCTGAATCATCTTCAGAAGTTCTGTTACCAACGTCAATATTGTGGTAACCAACAGATGCACTAGCAGGTGTTCCAGTTGTATAAAGACCGATTTCGTCAAATGTGAAATCACTCTCTGTGTCTGTTTGATCATCAGTTAAAAATTGTCCGGTTGGCTCACCAGGATTTAAAACAGATGTGATAACGATTTCAGATGTGAGTCCAAGTTCATTACTACGGACACCAGGACCAGAAACGTGTTCAACAGTAGTTGGATCACCAGTTGGATCTGCACCACCACCAGAACGTTGTCCAGCATTTGGACCAGAAGAACCTGGATCTGTACCTAAAAGACCACCAGCACTGTCGTTGATAATTTCAGAATATGTTTCGTTATATAAACGAGAATCCCAAGTATTTGAATCAGGTGATTGTCCATCATTCGGTGTATTGTATGTTATCAAGAAAGCGGCATCAACAGAAGTACCACCATTACCGTAAGCGATTCTATGAATCCAGTAATTGCTTTCAGCCGAAAGTGCTCTCGCAATGACACGAGATAGATTCTGTGGATGAACCGCATTATCCTCGTTAAGAAGTACTTCGCCCAAATCATTCTCGATTTTAACGTGTCCCTTAACACTAATTGGTAAAAATTGTTCCATTCTATAGTCTCCTGCTATTCTTAGTATTTTTAGTATTTATGACTTTACCCCATACGTCTAACACTAGTTGTAAGCTGTTTGATCGCGTTATTGAACATAACAGGCTCTACCTTTGTGTTACCGAGGTCAAATTGCTCAATAAATGCATCATCTATGTCTGCAAATATGAAGGTTCCTTTGTTTCCAGTGCGCTCAATTGATGACATGCTAAAATTATTGACTTTGAGGCAAGCTGCCAAAACGATGTCTGTTGTTCGAAATTCTTTGATTATCATAAAACTACCCTATTTTAATTTATGTAATATTTATAAGTTTATTACAAATTACTCGAAAGTATTGCTGTAAAGATGAATAACTGTACCCAACGTTTCATCGAATGAACCAACATCCCAGAATGGATAGTCAAATGAATCTATAATTGAACCACCTGTTTGAATTACTGCTGCATCAACAGCTTCAACACAACTAACACCGATAGCATCAGTAAATGCAAAAATAGCTTGTGCATCGTTGTTTGGTTCAATCCAGCCATATGGTTGGACAGCCGTAGTAATGTTTGGATATACTGTTAATGTCACAGTATTATCTCCATTATCATTAACTTCTGTTCTATACAAGACAGGTGAACCATACATTCTATAATCTTCATCGATCCGTATTTTGTACATTCCATTATTTGTTATTCCTGCAGGTGAACCACTTGGTGGTGAGCCTGTTGTATCAAAGCCACCTAATATTTCAAAGTCTTGTCCAATCTGTAAGTCACTAACAGCAGTACTAGAAGGATCAGCGATGGTGATAGTATTTTCTACAAGGTCAACAGAAAGAATCATATACTGGAACCAATCAGTAACAGTCCAACCAAAATTAAGATCATCAGTAATTGTACCACTCAATTGTGCAGCAGATACACCTGTTATGTTTAGGATTTTTCCATATGGTTGTTGATCGGTTATAATGTTTCCAGATATGTAAATTAATGTTTCATCTGTACCACCGAATGTCAATAACCCACCAATCAACGAACTTGGTATTTGTGTAGTTACAGGAATGGTTGTCGTATTAGGTCCAGAACTATATGTCGCACCAACTAGTGGAGAACCTGATCCTTGAACAACATAACTTCCATCATTTGATGGAGAACCTGATCCAGCAACAATAAATGCAAATCCTGGGATAAACTTATCAGCATAGTTTCCTGCAATAGTAAATGTATCAGCACCCGTATCGACAGCTGTTACAGTTTCATTGCCTGCTCCATTATAGAATGCACGAGAAACAGTCCAAGTACCATTATTTGTAGTCTCTGGCGACAATCCAGTTGAGTATGCATCTTGGATAGTAAACTTACTAGCATCTGGGAATAAAGTTGTTTGGTCACCAAGCACTGTAAATGTATCAAGAGATAAATCAACATCAACTATGTTGAGATAATTAGCTGATGCTACGATTTCGTTCGACATATCTACAACACTAGAGATGGTTGGATTAATTAAACTAGTTGGTAACAAATCAACATCAACATGTAATGGACCTGACCAAATATACGTAATTCTATCAACCGATGCATCACCAGTTGTTTTTGGAATAACAATTGTTGTTTGTGTAGAAGCATCAAATAGCGCACCTTTAATATTACCAAGATTTTTTGAATAGTTCTGTTCAATAACTGTTGTTGGAGAACCACCATCACCATTATTAAATGTTGCATTTACAACTTCTTCACTAACAGTAATAACTGTATTACCTGGTGAGCCAACATAGGTAGAACTAACAACAGTAAACCAACCTTTATTTGTTAATGTATAATCAACATAAAAAGATACACCAGGTGTGAAGTATGATGTATGATCACCAGGAACTGACATCGTATTAACACCATCCCCAACAGCAACAACTGGGAAGTTTGTTATCTGCCACTGGCCTGATAACGATACACCAGTATATCCATCGAATGTTGTGTTGCCAAAGAAATGGTAAGCAAAGTTACCACCATAAATTTCAAATTTGTCTGGAGAGACGGATGAAACCACAACATTCGCAAGTGGAGAACCACCACCATATGTTCCTTCGTGATTGACCGTAAGTGGTTCAATAGCTAATAATGGCGAACCACTACCATATAAAGTACTATCTGTATTTTCAAGGTTATATGCATATATGTCATCTAATGGATGTAATTGTGTGTTAAATTCGATTCGTTCATCAAACATTACATCAATGCGACCTTCAGGAACATTTGTACATTGAACAATTTCATCGAATCCAATATTCTTAAGTTTTAACTGACCTTCTCCGAGTGGATTCGGAACATGTTGAGCTACAGCAATTCTTGTGTTGCCTCCAACTAGTGTTGATTGCAATACATAAAATACACCATCGTTACCGAATGAATGACTAACCTCAATCAATGAACCAGTTATAAACACTCCTGTGTAATCACCGAGTATATCAAACGTATTAGTCGTTCCACCATTATTAGTAGAATCAATTGCATATTGCGTATCTAATGGATATACAATAGCAATGTCTATTGTTGTAGGTGCTGGAATTGGTTGAGTTGTTGTAATCGTAGTTACTGATGCAGCAACTGATACGTTAGCAATAGTATAAATTCCTTCAACTACTGTTCCAGGTTCTGTGGTAGTAACGTATTCAAGATAAAATTGTGATCCTATGACAAAAGCAGAAGAAAGATCTCCACTGGCAGTGATTGTATAACTAATTAATGGACTACCAGTTCCAGTCCCAACTTGAGCTTCATATGTAGTAGGAATGCTATCAAATAAAGCACCGAATCCTCCACCACAAGCTTCTTCTTCAAAAACTGGTGCTAGGTATTCACTATAAAGATTGCCTTCTGGGCAATATTCTATAACACGATAAACTATGGTACCATCAACTGTAGTAGATGGGATAGTAATAGAAACACCAACTTCTGTATTTACTCCATCAAATTCTAATGAAGTAATTGTATATCTATTATCATTGAGTGTGCTACGGAAGACTTCCATAACTTGGCCGACGTGTAGATTGAGACGCTTATCACCAGATATAGTAAAAGTATTTGCTATCGTATCGACACCAATTATTGTGTAAGAAAATCGAGTATCAATATCAGGGATACCCAAATTGATACACATATCAAGATCTTCTATAATTGTTACATCAATTGGTTCTGTCTGGATATGCTCAACCAATATCTCAACAATCTTGGTGTGATATGGTTTAATTTCTAGTACGTAATCGACTAGTCCTTGTACTGGATCAATTGTTATTCGGCTAGCCATTGTTTAATTCCCTAGAATCCTTAATCATCATAAAGTCCCGCTGTTTCCAAGATTCTAATACCGTGTAATGAAATCATCGAAGTTTTGAATATCTCAGGGTATTTATCCTTTTTAGAAAAAGCATCTAACAGCACTGCATGGAACATTCTATTCACATGATCATAAGCAAAGTTATTATATATTCTATCCATTAATGCAATGGAGTTTTCTGCAGTATCGAAGTTATAATTCTGGAAGAATAAGTCAATATCTGTCGGGTAGAAATCATTATCAGGATTATTAAGATCAGCTAGTATCGTTGCTTGTGCTAAATCACCATCAATAAAGATTTGTCCATCGCCTAATCCATAACGAGTATCAGTACCGTGTACATCATCATATAATTCACGTTCTCGTGATGGAATACGTACTGTGCTATCTGCTAAAAGATAACCAACGATACTTTCTGTAACTTTATCCCACAAATCTCTACGAGGATGGCTTTGTTGGTTTTCGCGGAATAATTCCCACTCTGTATGAACATTTTTCTGCATTGGTGCATTTTCTGGTGATTCTAAAGTATCACGTAAGGTAAGGTCTCGTGTGAAACGAAGAACATAACGATTATCAGCATTAATTAATCCAGCATGTCCACGTAATATCATTCGATTATATCTTGATGGTAACCCTGGAGACGTTGGTGTTGCAATTTGTTGTGGTTCCAAATTTTGGAAAATAATATATGGTGTTGGAATTTCTTCTAATTGTTCTTTTGCTTCACGAAGAGAAAGAGCACTATTCGGAATAGTACGAACAGACTTATTCCCAACCCAGAAATAATATGTTTTAATTTCATCAATACCATTTTCGTCTATTGTTGTAACTTCAGTATAATTATACAAATTTTTGTATTGAATGTGAATCGTTCCGTCGTCAGTAGTGTCTGGATCGAATTCTTCATCAGCAGCGATGATATCATGTGCTTGACGGATGATCCGGATTGTATCCTGTGATTGGAAAGTATAGTTAGTTAAAGTAACTGTTGATGATGCGACAGTTACTGTTTCTTGGAATACTTCATTAATATAAACATCTACACTATCACCATCAGCAAATTTTGGTACAGCAGGACTTCCATATAATGGTAAATTTATTGAATCTGTCGTATCTTGTAACCCTTGTTGGTATACAACATCAATTAAGTCATGTACATCTATTTCTTTGTCCCATGTTGTTGGGAATGTAGAATCAGCGATCGTATGAATACCCGTACCAGTATCTGTAAACTCAACTTCTGTACCAGTAGAGTCTTTAAGCTGGAAAGACATAGGAGAGGCAGATAGATCTACTGTGTAAGTTCCACCGGCTTCCAATGGTGCTGGAAGGGTACCAGCAGACGATACAATTACTTCATCGCCAGGTACAAACGTATACCCTACTACAGGAATAACTTCACTATCAATTCCATCAACTGCATCATTTGCCGTAAGTAGAGGACTACCACCATATGGTCCAATGCTTCCAAACAATGGTAAGTTAACAGGTTCTGTTATTAATACAGTTGACGATGAACCAGTTGTTGGGCTAGTAATTTTAATATCGTTTCCATCAAGTTCAACTATTGCACCCGATAAACTTAGATCATCAGTTAAGCGACCAAGAAGTTGTCCGTAGTTTTGAGCAACTGAACCATTAATGACAACATTATATAATGTACCATCTACAGTAATTCCTGTTGTATAATTTGGAGCAGTTATTGTTGCTTGAATTATATCATCTGTTGCTGTTGCTACACTAACTGAAAATTGAGTAGAAGATATTTCTGTTATTGCGACTGGAATACCATTTTGTGTAACTTGTATACGAGTTGGAACTTGTCCATTTGCATATGGTTGATCTAAAGTAAACACTTCATCTACAGAAGGTGAACCTGAACCAATAGCAGTAAATTGTTGTACGAAGTTATTAACTAATCCAGTAGCATCACTTTCACTTACTGTACCATACAAATCTGGAACAGTAAAAGTTTGATATCCACTGGCTTCAATAGTAACATCAAAAGTAAAATTATTACGACTTCTTGTATATGGTGTTCCTTTAGCTTGTCCAGTAACACGTATCTTTTCATCTATTGTAACATCACCTTCTTGTACGGCTGATATAGCATCATACTCTGCTGGTGGTACAGTTGATTCTGTCCATTCATATAAATTAATACTTGCCCATGGTGCAAGTTTGCCCCAATAGAACAATCTATCATCAAGGTTTGAATATACATTTTCGTCATAATATGGTAAGTATCCTAACGTTGATTTATCAAACCATGTTATTCCAACTTCTTGACTATTCCAAGCTTTATCAGAAACATCAGTATCATTTACTACCATATTATATAATGCTGGGTCTTCTCCGTTCGGATCGAGAGGATCACCACGTTGTAATTTAGCAACATGAATCGCATTGTGGGAATGATGGCCACGAGCTGGATCCCAAATTGGAACATCAGCAACAACTACATTGGATTCCATATCAATTATCTTGGCTGGATTAAGTTTTGATTTTGCTGGATTGTGAGTATAAATTTTTGTAAGGTTATTAATGAGTGGAGAACCACCATAAAGCTGTCCTACAAATTCCTCTTCAAATTGCATTATCTGTGAATTCACACGAGTATAATGAACACCATCAACCAACAATCCAGGTTTACGGATAACCTTTACATTTCCAGCAACAATTGCACCAACTGTAATAGTCGTAGAAGATATTTCTGTATAGTCAGCTTCAGTTAATAGAGTCCATGTTAATGGTGATCCAATTTCTGCAAATACCTGAATATTGTTTGATCCCATTATATATTCAGGAACTTCTAGTATTGCAGGAGAACCTACTGGGACTTCACCTGTTGTTGCATATCCTTGATCAAAAATAATTTCAACACCGTCACATGGTACATCTGTTTTATAATAATTTGGCATCTTATATACTCGTTATAATTGGTGATTCATCTACTGTTGTAATTTCAGCATCAAAATACATTTCTGTGTTATTTACTAACTTCTGATTCTGGTTAGGTTGTTTGTACCATCTTGTTGTGTCTGTTAAGTGGACACCAATAAAATCTTCTTTTGGTTCATCAAGTATGTTTGTTATAAATTCTACCTTCAGTTCTGTTTGAAGTGAATCAACTGTAAACAAATTCAAAGAAAGATATTCTTTCTCTCTTGCATCTCCAAATTCAGCAATCTTATATGCCCAGAATTCATCAACCTTAGCATCAATAAATCTTCTTGAATTGATAAATGCTTTAACAGAATTTACCGACCCTTTATTTTGAATCATACCACGCCAAAATATAAAGTTAGATTTAGGATTAATATTGATTTGATCCAAGTACGTATTTGAACGATCATATCCTAATAAGTCACGAGAATACAATGCAATGTCACTTGATTCAGATACGTTAAATGTATCATAATAGTTTTGCATATCAGTGACAGATGCTTCAAGGTTTCTTATTAATTGGTTATCATGTAATGCATAACCACCAACATTTGGTCGTAAAGTAAATTCTTGTTGTCTCTCAAACCGCATATTAAATTTAGCAGTGTTTAATCCAAAGAACGGATCATATATCAATGCATCTTCAGTTGAGTAGTTGTTAAACAATACAATATGTTCATACCCATCCATGAATATGTGAGCACCGCCGATATGTAAGTAAGTGTACTCATCTTCAGTACTGGTAAATGTCATAATTCTGTCGTTCGTAATTTCAGGGTGAATAGAAATACGACTAATAGTATCCTCACGAAGAACAACCAAATCATCAGAATTTACTGGTCTGCTATATTGGTCATAAACTGTTTGTTCAGTACGAACATCTTTATAAGGACCAGATATCATATTTGCAACAATGCCTTGCTCGTGTTCAATCCATACATTATTTCTAAAAGGATTGATTTCATGAGTTGGAAGAACACCACGATCAACAAATTCTTGAATTAATAAATCGCCACTACCTATTCCTGTAATATCAATAGCTGTACCATTATTTGCTTCGTTCTTCGTAGCAGCAAGTTGAAATTCAGTTGCTGATGGACGTATAATATAATAAGATATATTACGCAATAGTGGTGTAGGCATTACTCCAGTAAATGAAGAAAGTGTAACTTTTGTACCTGTACCCCATATAGGTGTTTCTTCAGTGAAACTAATAGTATCCGTTGTATCATCTACAGTGATTGGATAAAAATCTGGTTCTTTGTATTTGGTTAAACGATTATTAGATGTCCAATCAATGAACCGTTCAATTTCTAACTGCCAAGTTACAGATCTATTTGTAACACTATCAGTTTCTGTTATTGAATTATCGTTAAATCTGAATCCTTGATTTTCTGAATATGCAACATATCCATCAATAATATCAATAGATTCTTGTATTCCTTGTACAGCAAATGGTGGAATAAATGTACGAGTCGCTGAAGTGTCTATTTCATAGTGTCTCCATGTATCAGTACCATCCAAAGCATTGAACGTACTCTTTACTTGTCCAATATAATGTACTCCAGTTCCAATAGTTGCTATATCTATTGCATTACCATTAATAGCATCATCGTATGTTTCTGCTAATCTAAATGTTATACCACTATCTCTAATTACATAATATTTTGTAGTAATATCAAGTTCATACGGCAACAATCTTGATGTAGAAAGATATACTTCATCTCCTGTAACCCAAGGAAGTGTCCGATGACTTACAACTATTGCTCCAGTATCTGAAGGGTCAGGTAAATTTTCATTTGTTCCTACAAGAGTAGTATCATCTGCTAAATTATATACCGTACTTTTTACTGTATATGTTCCATCATTTCCTATGGAATCAATAATACTAAATTGTTTATTATATGTTAGAAGATCAGTTTTATCTCCACTAATTGTAACAGTATCATTTACCGCATTAGCATTGTCAATAGTATATCGGTAAATAGTTCCTTCATTTGTTCCAGACTCAAACGTAAATTCATAATTACGAACACCATATCCTGTAAGAGACCTACCTGTCGGCGATGCTGTAGTAAATTCAAACTTCCATTCTTTCTCGGTATTATAAGTAACACGAGAAGGTGGAATTTGTATTAGTGTTACATTAAAAGAATCAACCCAAAAATCTAATATTCCAGGTGAGCGCTTCATACGGATAGTATAGTCTTTTTCGTTTACATCAAAGTTCCTATTAAAAATCTCAACACCTGACGTTTCAACAAATGATCCAAATTGATATCCCAATGGTGCAGTCCAATTTATCCAAAGACGTCTAAAATCAGAGAAGCTAATATCATACCCACTGAATCGTCCATGATTAACATACCACTGATTAATACCAGTAATTTGTATACCAACTGTACCGTCAACAATATCACCATGGAATATAGCATCACTATGACTATAAACTTTTCCTGTTCGTTTATCAACTTGTAAGTCAGCAACATCATAAAAATCTGTACCGAAAGAACTGTGTATAAATCTAACTGGTTGCATTCTAAATGCAACTAATAATCTATCATATAAGTATTGAGAAGATATACTCCATCTCCATTCTTCAAGTCCAGAATCGTTGTA